GGTTGGTCTTCTATCAAATCCAAAGATAGCTTTATTATAATTATTATTTGTCCAGACTATCTTACCATATGCTGCATTCTCTAATTCTAGATCTTTAATAAATTTCTCATGTTTAGCAACTTGTTCTGCCGACATGATCTTATCTATAAATTTCTCTGGAGTTGGTAATGGTTCTTTACCCTCTTCAATTCTCTTAGCATTAGATTCCTCAAATTTTATAGCTTGTTCAGAATCTCTTAATATATTTTTATGTTCTCTGATTATAACATCATTTCTAAACATATTCTCTGCTAGTATACTTCTAGCAGGTTCTTCTCTATTCTTAGCTTGTGCTTTCTCTAATGCTACTAATTCTTTCTCTAACTTAGTAACCTGTGCTGCCTGTTGCATCACACCTTTGTCAGTAGCTGCAGGAAAATCTCTAACCATTTTCTGAGCCTCTTTAATCTCTAACGTCTTCTGTGATATTGCATCTTTTAATAATGTAGGTTTCTCCATTAAACCCATCAGTTGTTTAGTCTGTATCTCTACATCTGATAATTGTCTTTTGATAGTTTTACCTTCAGCTAATGGACCCATTATACCTAACACACCCCATACAGCTGCGGATGCTAATCTCTCATCATGATCTGCTTCCCATCCTGCACTTAGATATCCAAATGCACCTAGACCAGCCATTCTAGGAAGGATGTTTAATTTATTAGCAATATTTAATATCTTACCAGTACCATAACCATAAGCACCTGCGATAGCTATATCACCTAATTTACCATCATCTATCTCACGGGTCATATCAGTTATTGCTATACCTGCGGGTAAAGAACTACCAGCAGATAGAAATCTACCAGTACCTCTTAATGTTCTAGCTGTTCTACCTACACCTTGTATAGCCTGTAATCCCTTACCAGCCATCGCTGTTGCTCTTATAAAAGGTATATAACTTACTATAGTAGGTATCGCCTGACCTAGACCATACCAGAAATTATCTACAAATCCCTCTGGTCTTATAAAATCTCTTTTAAATTCTGGACCAATATCATGTGCTACATCTTTTAGATATTGTTCAGCATAATCAAATATACTATCTGTTGTAGGCTCGAACCCTAATGTCTTTCTACCCCAATCATAGAATCTATCAAGACCACCAGGTATACTCGCAAATAATTCAGCACCATGTGATAGTCCTGTCTTAAATCCCTCTCCAAGATAATTAATATCTTCTCTAGCTTTCTCTGTTCTCTCAGATAGATTAGGATCTAAACTGTATGGATCAGCAGAGAATAGATTCATATTAAAAAAGTTCTTCTCTGTAACTATATTGCTACCATACGGATTGAGATCCGTACCTGCAATAAGATAATCCTTCATCGAAGGATGGAGATTATCAAACTCCTCCTTATTTAAGGTTTGTATATCCATATGTTATGCTTCTCTTGAGCCGTAAGGATCAAATGTTGAGACAACTTTATGTGCAGCCATTGCAGCAGCAAATAAACCATCCTCTAATAGTAATTGTTGTAATTCTTTTTCATTCAAAGATGCAAAGTATTCTAGTGCGGTTTTATTACCTATCACATCAGAATATTTACTCTTGAATAAGTTTTCAAAGTTTTGACCCATTAATGGGCTTTTACCAGCTTTCATAGCATTTAGATTTTGTTTTAACATATCCAGTGCAGTTTTAGGTTCTACTTGCCAGTATGATCTAGCAGGTCCATCTTGACGCTGTACTTTAGTTTCATATTTAGATTCTATAACACCAATAGCACTTAGTATTTCTGCTATTTGATTTTTATTAAATCCACCATCACCATCAAATGCATTTGCAACTTGATTTATTTGGTCAGCTGCTTCCTGTGGTATATCATTAGATGCTCTAAATAAATTAATAGATGCTACAAAACCTTTTATTTTACTATCTTTACTTTGATAATTTTTACTCCATTGTTCCACTAAATAACTTCTATCTATATTATTAAATTTAAATTTAGCTTGTAATGGACTAATTCTCTCTCCCTCATCTAACTCCATCAGATCTTTCTCTAATTGTTGGGGAGTTGCTTTAGGTTCTACTCTTGGTTCTTTTGTACCTGTTTCTGTATCTCCTTTAGTTTCAGGTGGTTGTATCATACCTACCTTATCTCTATCTCTACCAGCTGCAGCCATTGGTACTGATTGTGAATATGTATTCATTAGTTGATATTGTTGCATTATAATCTGATTGATTTGATTTTGTATCTGCACTCTCTCCTCATCAGTTTCAGCCTGTGCTGTAGCATTTGTTAGTTCTGCTATTTTACTAGCTAATTGACTTCCTTGTGCCTCTATTTGTCCTGCCATAACTTTATATGTTAATGGACTTACAAAACTTATTGCAGCCATAGGATCAATATTATTATCATATAATTTTTTATCTATAAAATTAGCTCTTTCAGTTGCATTATTTGGAAACTGTGCTTTAGCATTTGCAACAATAATATTAGTCTGCATGAATTTTAGATTAGTATTACCCTCAGGTGTACCTGGGAATGTATTTAATATACCATAACCTTTTGCTGTTATACTAGCTACTTTGGTTAATGAATCTGTTATAGCTTCTGGTGTAGCAACACTTTCCTCTGCCTCTTGTATATTCATTAGTAGTTTATCTACTTTAGGCATCTTACTTATCTCAGACAATTTAGCTGAATGTTTATCTTTCTCTGCTTGAAATAGATCCTCAGATGGTACATATGGGCTTGTTAGTTCTATACCCTGCCCGAGATTACCTGGTCTTGTTAGATATTGTGCAACACCCATTTTAACTTTATCCATATCATTAAATTCAAATATACTTCTCTGTTCATTAAATATTTTATTAGTTAATTTGTCTGCTATCTGATTAACATTTAGATCAGCTGTGGCTGTGATACCGAAAGCTAACGGGTTATTTGCTATTATGTTAGTTATCTCTTTTTTATTTTTGAAAGCTAATTCTGTCTCTGCGAATGCTGCATTCTCTTTTTCTAATGCATCATTTGCAAATACTGCGTTTCTCTCAGCATCTTTTTGTCCTACTTCTGATAATCCCTGTAGAGCACCAACAGTAAAATCACCATAACCACTTGTTGCAAAATCTTTAAATATTCCCATCTTACTCTCCTCTTGCCATTA